ACCAAAAGTCTTACTACTCATTGAAACCCCTTAGGGAAACACGTTATTTATTTTTGATTCTTAAAAGAGGGAAAAATAAACGAACGGGATTGGTAAATAGACTGTTGGCGTAATTGTGACGCCGTTTCATGGTGAAGAGCGGGCGAGCCCATCACAAATGGAACGATACAACGTCGCAAATACTAAGATTGGTCGAGCCTTGTAATGAACGAAATTGTATTGGTTTTTAAATTGAAAATTTATAATAAGAAATGTTTTTAATTGTTTTAATTGTTTTATGTGTGCGAAACAAAATGAATGTGGGGGTGAAATAAGGAGATAGCATTAAAGAGTGGACGTTGTGGGCGGTTAACGCCCACGACCGGGACCACGGGAGCCGAATTGAGCACCTGTGATTTGCTCGACGACAGTGCCGCCACCAAAACCGACAGCTTTCAAGTCGGCGCGCATAAGGTTGTACGGGCTCCGAGTCAGGGCCGCATCCTTGCTTGCTTGGATCGCCTTCCGAGCCTCCGCCGGGACATTGCTAGCGAAGTCCGCACAATCGAAACCATATTGCCGGTATTTAAGAGGAAAACCGTGCATTTCGGCCCAATGGAACACGACGTCGGGATGTTCCTCCAGAAAACGGACGGTTACGTCGGCAAGTGCACGCCAGAACTTACGAGGAGTAGGAAGTAAGCAACGATCAATGTCGTTAAACGATATCTCCGTTTCCTTCCACTGGTACTTGAAGATGTGTGGATTCTGTTCGCTAGTCGAATTATCACCATAATAGACCAATAAATCGCGAAGGAGATTGTTGATATCGGCCTGGCTATCGACCGAGAGCATGTCACGAAGTGCAGCAACGGAGCGTTCGATATCCCGCATGGTGGATTTAGCGACAACAATGCGATCACGAACCGGTAAACGAACTGCGGAAGAAAAGATGCCCGCAATAGTCGGGTCCATGCCTTTAACGAATTGGAATTTTGCCGTCTTGCCGGGTGGGTTGAACATCTGGCGGTGCAAGACATCACCTGTCGTTTCTGCCTCGTTGATGGGACCTTCGTCTTGATCTTCGATGATCGAAGCAGTCTCGCCGACCTCTTTTTCTAGCGACATGGCTTGAAATGTTCTTTCGAGAAAACGTCTTGAAAGGTTCGAATTTTTGTGGGAATAAGTTTCACTCGCGAAACCCACAATATCGTACCCATAAAGACGAGCCATATCTGATGGAAAGAAAAGCGGAAAGCGCTTGAGATAATCTAGGGAAACGAAAGGGCGGTCCAACATAGCCTCTTTATAAAATTCAGACTGGAGGCGGAGCACGTATGGCATAAGATTCCGGTGTGGAAACGAGTGTATGGCCGCAGACAAATAACGAGAATGTGTCGATATAGCATCCGTCTCTTTCGCAAAAAGGCAAGTTGCGACGACACGATTTGAAGCCAACACAGGTATCATCAACGATTGGCCCTCAAAGGTGAATTGTTTAAAACCATGGCTAAGATATGTGTGGTCTTCGAGTCGATCGCTAGGTTCGTCGAATGCGTATGTAAACCCCGTGGAAAGAAGCTTGCGTGTGACCAAATCGGCCATGCCAGGGGAGTATATACGCTTATCAAAAGAAAAGAAAAGATCGTCTCCATTGGTTACGAAACGAATTGTCCCATCGACAAAATAACGAAGTGAGGTCTCACGTCCAAATATCTCCTTGAATGCATAAAAAACGCTGGCTTGCAAGGAAATGCCATTATCGATAGATGTGTTCAGGGAGCCAGACGGATTGCCACCATTCTTGACCCGAACTATCCCATCGCCCATGACGAGTGGCGTAAATGCTGTTTCCGAATAAAGGTTTCGGATATGACGCCGATATCGGGGCGCGACGGAAAGACACCGCAAATGGCAGTTCAAACTGAGATGGGCGACGCTAACAGATGAATCGAAACGAGCGCCGTCGCCACTCATATAGATCCGATTTTCCGTGCCGAGATACTTGGCCAACTGCTCCCAACCGCGGTGGAATTTGTCAATCCCTAGCGTACTAGGGAATTTTAGACAATTGTCTATGAAACGCGCATTGAAAGCGGAAACGTATCGCATGTTGCCAAGAACAGTTTCGATTGGCGCGGACATGAAAGTGCGCGTTTTCAAGGCCAAAACACGATCGACATCCCGCAATTCATCTTTAATGGCAACTTGCCACACGGGTGCAACAAACTCGTCAGCCGGTACGTCATAAATTGCTTCACATGCAGAGACCAACTGGGGGAAAGATGGAGAAACGTCTTCAGACATGTACAAACCTTTTTTCTTCGTCAGACGCGGACCAGCGCTCTTAGTTTTATCGACCTCATAATAGACCTCCGGGACACCAATCAATTCTTGAGGTTCAAACAACCAAGGCGTTATTGCTTGAAAAACTTCCAATGTGACCTCAAAGAAATCATTGGGCACGAGAACAGGTGATCGATGGTGTTTCGAGATGTCTTTCCAATATGCCTCCATTGTCAAAGAACTAGGGCAATAATCGGTAAGATCCATGAGTGGTTGGATGGTCTCGCCAGAAAAAATCCTCCAGGCGCGCTTATCAACAGTGAGCTTGCTCGAACAAGAAACATGCTTCTTCAATTCGCCCAAAACACGAAAACCCGCGACAGAAGGGTCGAATGGTGAAACGGACGAATCCCCCTCAAACGGTGTTATTGGGTGTTTCATCTGTTCGGCAGGCGATACGACTCCTGTTTGACAAAGCTCGGGCGGTGTTGGGGGCACGGGCATACCAATAGGCTCAGGATCAGATCGCTGCGCAACTCGGCGGTTAAGATTTCGGATGATGGCTTGCGTGATGGGCGTCATAAAATTGGCTTGATCCGTGTGAGAACCGCCCATCGAGTGTATACCAACGAGTGCGCCGTCCTTTGTCGCAACGACAGGATATCCACAATCACCAGCAACGGTTTGAATCACGTATCCAAAGGCTCCGGATTCGTCAAGAGCAAGGTACGAAATCTCAGATGGCGTTGGCTCACATATGACCTGCGACCCAAGACGAAAACGGACGATAGCGACCTTCTCGCCGGGCTCGGGTTGACGATAAGAAAAATTTGATGAAGAACCGGCCATACCAGGCGGCAAATGAATCACGGTGAGGTCGCCCTCTTCCATAATGATCGAGGGAGTGAATTCAAACTCGCCACGCAAACCAACAACCCGGACCCTGGCCCCACAATCCCGCAGAACATGAGTGTTCACAAAAATGAAAGTCCGCAAGACGACAGCATTGGCTATGATGGATTTAGACCCGACAGGACCAATTGAAACGACGGACGCTTTAGCGGATCGCAAAGAGTACATAGGCGCTTTGGAGCCGATGTCCGATTCATTTGTGCGCTTTGTAAGGTTGGTGCCCTCCCACATTTGCTCGCGAACGTAGCGCCCATCACGAGTTTTAGCAGTTACCGTAACGTAGTTATCTCCCCATCCTTTGTGGGCCCGTTCACCGACCTCCATCCATTCATCGAAATATAAATCGAAGTCTTCGCGCGAAACACGACGAGTCTCACGCTCATCCTCAAAATCGACGGTGATAAGCGCTTCCGGATCGAGTTGGTCCAAATCGTAGCGTCCAATGCGCCGTTTATGCTCGAATGGCCGATTCGGTTTCTTTGGCCCATCGCCCGAAGGTGCAGTGACTTCTCTTTCGAAGACTCTTGGCATAGCATCGTCTTTGGACGAAGTTGCGTCGTCTTGCTGAAAGGGCATCGAAACAATGGAAAAAATGGCTTTGTAAAAATAATAAACTAAAACAAAATAAGCGACGACCACAAAGAAAAACGAAACGAGGAACAACCAATCGGCGTCGGCAAAAGTGCGTTTGATGACCCATCGAGGCAAGTTGAATGCACTCGTCGCAAGATTCCTCGCACCGGGTTGCTGTGCACGAGCCGAATGCCCGCAATAATCGGCAAAGAGGCGTCGCGCCGTCTCGAAATCATCGGACTGATAGCTGCGGCCCTGGGACAATGAAGACTGATGTTGGCTCGATCGGCGAGACGAAACAGGCCGGATACCTTGATACAGCCAACTCTTGGCAAGATTGTCGGCTATAGTGGTCGACATATACTTGGATTGGCTATAGCGAGGATCACTCATGGTAAGGTTCGGATAACACAAAACTTTAATTTGCCAGTTATTTATCTGAACCTTCTCATCAACAGTGTAGTCCCAGAATGGAGCTCGGACACTAGTACCAGTGAGAGTTTTACCAGATTTGTTATCCTTCATGGACCATGAAGCAGTTTCAAATGAAGGCCAAGTGGCCCAGAGATCTTGGGGGAAGTATGCATCCGTGAAAACAAAAAGCTTGCGATCGGCGCCAGTTGGGTAATCGAATTGCTCGAAAGATTTAAATATACGGCCCTCCGGAGTTGTCATGCCTGCTACAGCTATAGGATCTAACCTTGTCGAAAAGACGTTCTTGAGAAACGAGTCAGTCAATTTTTGTTCCGACAAGAAGGGAAACGACGATCTCGGAGGTGGTGGTACTCCAAATAAACGCGAATAAACGAACGCCAATGATAGACCCGATTCATCAATTGCTAGCGTGCTCGAGAACTTAATGGGTGGAGCGATATATATACCTCGAAAAAGGCGACCGACGCGCCCTTTGCGCTGCGTGGAAGAACCCTTCGTGATGGGAACACGTTGAGTAGATAAAGCGCAAGGGTCATATGTCATACGTGGCACAATACGTTCACCGAGATCCACGACATAGTTGAAGGGAAGCGTAACTCCCGTCTCGAAACAGGGAGTTGATGCGACTATGACGGTCTTGATTGCAGAATCTCGAAGCGCTCTTTCGATTTGCGATATAACGACCGAGAAATTTCCAGAATGGATGGAGAAAGCTAAAATTTTAGATCCCTCGAACCGCTGAACGACTCGGCGGGTGTCTCGAACTGAAGCACAAAAAATGAGGTATCGCCCAACTACCGTATCGCGTGTTACTCCGCGTGCGCGGCACTTGCTTGTGAAGATCTTGTCGAGTGTCACCGTGGCATCAATGCGTTCGACGACGGGAAACATCAAATCACCAGGCAAAGTAAACGATTGTGCAAAGGTGGCTGAACACCACAAAACACGAGACATACGAGCTAGAGACGGCGAAAGCTTACGAAACAAGTCATTCTCCGGTGTGGGTTCATGCATCTCGTCAAAGACAAAAGCCGAAATGCGCCGGATAGTGTCGGGTTGGTGTACCATTTTTGCGACCATCGTCTTAGCTGTGACGATCCAAATATTGCAATTACCTTCCGTGTATATGGACTCAGCTTTGACGTGAGGTTTAACTCCGAATCGGTCATTGACGACTTGAGCAGCGGAGCGGCAGGCAGCTATTGTAGGGATCACAACGTAGACATCACCATCGAGAACCGACGACAAGTAATATGGGATAGCGGTGGACTTGCCCGTACCGGTCGCGGCAGTAATTATGTGTACGAGGCCAGTTTCAGAAGCCTCGATCTTGTCCGCTATAGTCGAAATATTGCCCTTAGTCACGAGGTGGCGAACGTTAGGAAAACCGAAATCGTCGTCGGCTTGAAAAGTGCGTTCGGATCCTTCGTTCGGAGGAGAGGCCATTTCCTCAATTTCTGTCGGAAGGAAGCAAGTGTCTGGGAGGTCATACTCGGCGACAACGTCGACGTTACTCTCACTAACGGGAGTGTTCAAGCGCTCTTTGAGAATAGCCCAAAGCGAGTTAATTGACCGGGGGAGATCGACACTTGATGCGATGGTAGATATGGACGAAGCAACCTTGTTTAAAGCCGTCCGGTCACGAGCCTGGACGGAGCCGCATGCCAATGTTCGGAGGAAGCTAGCAAAGAGTTGTAATATCGTTTTGAGCCATCTGTCAAGAGGCGTACCGGACGATTGATATGTTCGCCCGCGCATCATGCGAGACATGGAGTTCATCATAGCGTCCGTAGTCCAAATCATAAAATCACGTACGAATCGACAAAGCCCGACAGTGGCTGCGACGTGACGCCACAACACGAACATCGATATGAACACGTGAACGAGACGACCCAATACGAAAAGGAGGTTAAGGAGAGGATCATGCTTGGCATATAGGTCCACGAACTGGAAACCGGAAATGACAAAACTCGCGACAGGGCTTGGTATCAATCTAAATAAATTATAAGAAAGGCGCCCAAAGCAAACATCAAATATCAAAGCCGAAAGAAGAGATGACAGTAAAACTATGAGAGTGAAATACGTTTGAAGCCAATCGACAAAAAAACCCCGAAAAGTTAAAATAAAAAACAAACAAACAAGCGTCCGGGAAAAAAAAAAATAAAACTGCCGATAACACAAACCGAAAAACCGAACGAAGTCGAAAGGAATTTCGTACTCGCGAATAACGTCTCGTTCTGGTTCCGGGACGGGTTCATAGTCTTCGTATTCGAAGAATCGAGCACCAGCTGGATATTGTTCGTCGGACCCAAGAGTAGCTTCGGCGTCTTCGAAGAGGATACGAGTCAAATCCCGCCAAAGGTTGACGCCTCGCGTCTCGAAACTAGCGTGGTATTTTGCAGGGCCCTTTAATGTTCGCATAATGACACCTACGGCTGGAAAACGATTTTCTTCAGGCGTTTTCAATAATTCCGAGATACGTGGTGATGGTCCGAAGAACTCCCGAACCTTGTCGCGATTCGATGGAAAAAACAAACCAAGATAACAAAACCCATTTTCGAAACGTTCCGTAACCGTGCCCGGTATGTCCATGGAAAACGTGCCATCGTCGCACAATGGCGAGACGTTAATCTCTTCGGGACGCGATAATTCGGGACCTGCAAAGGACGCATTGCGGTGGTGCGCTGGGATGTTTGTCTCAGTGATCAATGGGACATGTGTTTCCGGATCAATTCCAGAGGGCGGAGTTTCGAACGAACCATCTTGAGAAATATCTTCCTCGAGAACGTCAGGTTGGCCGTGCGATTGTTCGTCGGCACCAATCAATTGTTGAGGAGATTTCTTTGCGAGAGATTCCAAAATAGGCCAGGCAGTCGCGGTGTCGACAACGACATCAAAATGGAAAAACCCAACAGTACGACGGGATTGGGTGAAAACACCACAAGCGTCCGAACGCACGACGCTCTTCAGCCCGGTAACTTGGCCAATGGTTGGATATGCCCCAAGGCGCATCGAAACCATCCGCTGCGTGTAAAATTCGAACAAAGGAAGATAACAAAAACCCGGGATTGTGGGGAGTGGGGGAGACGTGAGGTGGCGCGATCCGAGAGTTGGCGGATTGGCCAAATTCCGGAATTTCTTCAAAACGTCCCACAAATCGTCAATCCCAGGCCCAATGTAAACGACCGTCGAATCGACACTTGACAAATGGGCGGTCCCAATTTGTCGGATGGCTAAGGATTTGTCTACACCGTAAACAGAATCAACTAGCGGAGAGCGACCTAAAGAACGAGCAATTTCATGGCGTTTAGATGGATCGAAAAGGTGAAGATAATCGAATTCTTCGTCATAGATCTCGAAACCGGGGATATCCTCCGGAGGTTTCGGAATGCCAGACAAGTCAGTCCAAGGATCATTACCAAATGAGGCGTGCCCATGCGATTCATCGTGGGCGGGAGTGGGCTTGTTGGAGGGTGGCTGTGGCTCCGACGAGCCAATAAAAAGACCATCGGAGTATACCGATGGCGTGCCAGCGAACCACTCCAAAAAAGACGCGCGAACCAAAGGAGCGACCTTGTTGGTGAAGCGCGCATGGAGGAGGTTCTTCCGGGTGAAGGAAATTGAAACCTGGTTCCAAGCCGCGGAATTCCCAAGACTCAACCAAGGTCTGACAGTTGACAGCGACGGTTGCGGTCCGAGAGTTTGGCCACAAATGCGGCGCATATCTTTGGGCACAAGAGCAAGATAACAATAACCCTTGGGCAATCGGCCTATTCGCATGTCCTTCGCACTAAGGCCATGTAGAGCCGTGTAAATTTGAATCGGTTCCATATTTGCGTGGAAGTCGCAATCAGAAAGATGAATGGTGTGTGGGACAAAGATTGAGGAATTTAGTGATTTCGTATTTTTGGATCTCGTCA